CGGTCCTATGGCGTAAGGATAGTTTATGACTTACGCAGAATTAGTTGCACAAATACAATCGTATACTGAAGATGAATACTCTACAGTAGATGTAAACACGTTTATAACTCAAGCTGAGAACAGAATCTTTAATGGAGTTAATCTTCCAGACTTAAGAAGAAATGATACAGGTACTATTAACTTCGCTAACAAGTATTTAAATGTGCCTGCCGATTGGTTGGCTACTTATAGTTTAGCGGCTATTGATAATACAACTAATGAGTATACTTTTCTTATAAATAAAGACGTTAACTTTATTAGGCAATCATTCCCTGATACTGATGCAGCTCACTATGGAAAACCACAATATTATGCTGTCTTTGATGATACAACATTTATACTCGGTCCTACACCTGATAAAGCTTATGGCGCTGAGCTTCATTACTTTTTTTATCCTGAGTCTATTACTACTGCCGCTAGCGGTACGTCTTGGCTGGGAGATAATTATAGCTCCGTATTACTTTATGGTTCATTGTTGGAAGCAGCTACGTACCTCAAAGCCGACCCAGAAACAATAGCAAACTACTCTAATAGATATGAACAAGCACTAGTAGAATTAACTAGACTAGGCGAAGGTAAAAATACTCGTGATGCTTATCGTAGTGGACAAGCTAGAATACCTGTTAAAGGTAGAAGAGGGAGTGCAGTTTAATGGCAACTATTATACAAGGAATAACTAATACATTTGTTGCTAAATCATTAGCTGGTGATATAGATTTTGATACCGACACATTTAAAATAGCTTTATATACTGATGACGCAACGCTAGATTCTTCTACCTCTGCATATACAACTACTAATGAAGTGGTAGGCACAGGGTATGTAGCTGGGGGTAATACATTAACAGGCGCTACAGTTACACAAGATGATGATGCAGACGTAGTGTATATAACTTTTAATTCTCCTACTACTTGGACAGGCACATTTTCTGCAAGAGGAGCTTTAATATATAATAGTAGTTCTAGTAATTATTCTGTATGTGTATTAGATTTTGGATCAGTTAAAACTATTGCAGCTCAAACGCTAACTGTAACATTACCTGATAACACTGCAACAACGGCACTTATTCGATTTGAATAGAAAGGGATAACATGACAGGATTTTCGTCGCTTATAGCGGATGCACCAGAAGTAACAGTAGATAAAGTAAGACCATTAGAAAAAGATTTATATAAAATGATGTGGGATAAACCAGAGTATAGACAAGTTGCTCCTGGTGAAAATATAGCTCACGAATTTTTAAAACAAGCTAAACCTAAACAAGGTGCTACAGTTCTTGATTTAGGATGTGGTACAGGACGTGGAGGATTGAACCTAGCGTTCTTTGGTGGACTAGATGTAACTATGGTTGACTTTGCAGATAATTGCTTAGATGAAGATATAGTCCCAATGTTAGAAACACAGAAGCATGCGTTGCGATTTGTAGAAGCTGATTTATCTCAACCTCTACCTGTTCAAGCAGCTTATGGTTTTTGTACTGATGTGATGGAACATATAAGACCACATCATGTAGACCAAGTTATAGAAAATTGTTTAACTGCTTGTCAACATGTATTTTTCCAAATATCTACAGTTGATGATAAAGCAGGAGTTTTAGTAGGACATAAACTACATCTGAGTGTGCACCCATATGAGTGGTGGCTTAAAAAACTTAAAGACCATAAATGTATAATACATTGGTCTAACAAAACAGATAATACTTGTTTGTTTTATGTAAGTAATTGGGCATCAGGGGAAGAAGTGGTTGATGCGGGTACTGTAAATACAACTGATGATGAGATAAAGAAAAACGTAGAACACAATATAAAGCAAGGTTATTTACAAGTAGAACCACATCCGACTAATGATATTGAAGTTATGATTGTAGGAGGAGGACCATCCTTACCACAACATATAGAAAAAATAAAGCAATTAAGACAAAATGGTGTTAAACTTATAACTATTAATAATGCCTATAAATGGTGTTTAGATAATGGTTTAACTCCTTCTGCTATGGTCATGGTAGATGCAAGAAAGTTTAATGCGAGGTTTACAAAACCTGTAGTAGAGGATTGTAAATACTTTATAGCTTCACAATGTAACCCTAGTGTATTTGAGGGCTTGCCAAAAGATAAAACTTATATATGGCATACGCAGGCAGACCTATTAAAAGATATACTAGATGAGCAGTATAAAACATGGTGGTCAGTTCCAGGAGGATCGACTGTATTGTTAAGAGCTATACCATTGTTTAGAATGTTAGGATTTAAAAGATTTCATTTATTTGGGTGTGATTCCTGTTTAGGTGAAAATGAAATGCATCACGCATACGAACAAAAAGAAAATGATGGACAGTTAGTAATACCTGTAAACGTGAGCGGGAAGATATTTAACTGTAACCCTTGGATGGTATCGCAAGCCCAAGAGTTTATTGACCTAATTAAAATGTTAGGCGATGAAATTGAGTTAGCAATCTATGGTGGGTTATTACATCATATTTTAGAATCCGGCGCGTCATACGCCGATATAAAGGAGATTTAACATGGCAGCAACAGCATGGCAACTATATAACAGTGCCAAAAAATATATAGGTAATGGTACCATAACGTTAGGTGCCGGTGTTTTTAAAATGGTTTTAGCTCAGACAGCTAGTAATGCATCTACATTTACTTTGAGTACTTATGCATCTGTAACAAACGAAGTTGCAGCGGCAGGGGGGTATGTTACTGGGGGTAGAAATTTAGTACCGGCAACAGCTCAATGGGTAACAGGAGCATCAGCTAAACAGCAGAAGTTTACTATGTCTGCAGTAGGTTTAGCATTTACTGCTTCGGGAGCTAGTTTAGTAAATATTAGATATGCGATTTTACGTAACTCTACTGGAGCAGCTGCAGGTAAACTTTTATGTTTCTGTCAGTTATCTAGTTCTCAGTTTACTGTAACTTCGCCAAATACTTTAACTGTTTTACCTGCTGCTACTGGCATATTTACCTTAACATAAGGAGCTAGTAATGGCTACCGGCTGGGGACGAAATACCTGGAGCTCTGGTCCATGGGGTGAAGGGGACGTAGTATCGCTAGTTACAGGATCTGTAGCTATAGCAGGCATAGCCCCTAGTGTAGTTCAGGGTAAAGTAATAACCCCTAGTGTAGAAGCATTAACATTAGCAGGGGCCGCACCAACAGTATTAGATGGAGCAGTAATAACTCCGAGTGTAGGTGCATTAACATTAGCAGGGATAGCTCCTAGTGTAGTTCAGGGTAAAATAATAACCCCTAGTGTAGGGGCAGCGGTGTTAAATGGATTAACACCAGGTGTAGTTCAAGGTAAGATAGTAACTCCTAGTGTAGGAGCAGTAACACTAGCAGGGACAACACCAAGTATAGTTTATGGTGATGTAGTAGCGGCACCAGCAGGAGCACTTACATTGCAGGGGATAGCTCCTCAAGTTGTACAGCAGCTAAATGTATTTAAAACTCCACTGGTTGGAGCAGTAAGCATAGCAAGTGAAGCACCACACGTATTTGGTAGCACAGTTATAACACCTAGTGTAGGTGCATTAACATTAGCTGGAATAGCTCCAGCTGTAACAGAAGGTAGAGTAATTACTCCAAATGTAGGCGCATTAGCGTTACAAGGATATGCTCCTTCAGAAGTAATAGGAAGAATTATAACTCCTAGTGGGACTAGTTTAAATATACAAGGATACGCTCCTTTAATTAATAGTCCAGACTGGGTTATAATAGATACTACTCAAGACCCAGAATGGGTTATAATAGATACTACTCAAGTTCCTGATTGGACAGAGATAGTTACAGGATAAGGAAATAATATGTCAACATATTCAAATTTATCGGTAGAGTTAATAGGAACCGGAGAACAGTCGGGCACATGGGGAACAACGACTAATACCAATTTAGGCACAGCAATGGAAGAAGCCATTGTTGGCACAGTCGATCAAGCTGTTGGTACAGGAGATACTACATTATCTTGGAGTGTTTCTTCTAATGCTACACAAGTAGCTAGACACTTACGCCTTAACCTTACAGGAAGTGCAGGAGGTTCAGGTAATTTAGTTATACCTACCACTGCCGCAGGTGGTGCCAATACTTTCAAAAAACAATTCTTAATTAAAAACAGCTCTACTACAGCCATAACAGTTAAAACTGCTTCAGGTACAGGAGTGTTAGTTCCAGCAGGTAAATCATCTTTTGTATATGCAGATGGCGTTAATGTTGTTGCTTCTATTGATTACATTAGCGGAACGATTGTTTCAAGCGATGTAGATATTAATGGTGGCACAATTGATGGTACTACAATAGGTGCAGCTACCCCTAGCACAGGAGCGTTTACTACACTCGCAGCATCAAGTACTGTTTCTGGTGCAGGCTTTACAGCACGCTTTGCTACACCAGGACCAATTGGTAATACATCAGCTAGTACAGGTAATTTTACAACTTTAGGTGCAACAGGTAATGTAACTCTAGGTGATGCTGCTGGAGATGAAGTAACGCATAATGCGGGCACGGTAAATGTTCCTAATAACCTTATATACTCTGGTACTGGCTCATTGACAATGCCAAACGGAACAACAGCACAAAGACCTGGCTCAGCCGCAGCAGGTATGATTAGATATAATACTACTGAAGATGAGTTTGAAGGATATGCGGATGGAGCATGGGGATCAATTGGTGGAGGTGCATCAGCAGGTGGTGCTATCTATGAGAATGTTGATAACATTTCAGAAAATTATACAATAACAGCAGGATCAAATGGTATGTCAGTAGGGCCTATGACAATAGACTCTGGATTTACTGTCACTATCCCTGCGGGACAACGATGGGTGATATTATAATATGGCTACAATTAATGCAGATACAAGTAACGGTTTAAAACTAACTTCTGATACAAGTGGTGAGATAGAGCTACAATCAGCAGGAACAACTAAAGCTAAAATAACATCTAGTGGATTACAAAATGCAAGTGGTAGTGCTATTACTTCACAAGCAGGTAATAATATTATTATTAATGGCAATATGCAAATAGCACAAAGAGCTACTTCAACATCTTCTATTACTAATAATGGTTATTATACAGTAGATAGATTTCAAACTTTTAACGATACTATGGGTACTTGGACACAATCACAATCAACTACAGCTCCAAGTGGTCAAGGTTTTGCAACTTCATTAAAAATGGATTGTACTACTGCTGATGCATCTCCAAGTGCTGCAGATAGATTAGGAATTAGACAACGATTTGAAGGTTATAATATAGCAGAACTTGATTATGGAACTGCATCTGCTCAAACTACTACTTTGTCATTTTGGGTAAGGTCAAATAAAACTGGAACTTACATTGCTGAATTGTATGGAGTTACAGATAATAGACAAATTTCAAAATCTTATACAATTTCATCTGCTGATACTTGGGAAAAGAAAACTATAACTTTTGCTGGAGATACTGGAGGAACTTATAACAACGATAATTCTAATGAACTTATTATTAGTTGGTATTTAGGTGCTGGAAGTGATTATACATCTGGAACTTTATCAACAACTTGGGGTGCTAAAACAGATGCAGACAGAGCAGTAGGACAAGTTAATCTAGCAGACTCTACATCCAACGAATGGTACATTACAGGCGTTCAATTAGAAGTAGGCACAACTGCTACACCATTTGAACATTTACAATACACACAACAGTATGCTTTATGTCAAAGGTATTATCAGACAATACTAGATTGCAACCAAAGTTATGTAAATGCAGGTATGCATGTTGGTGGTAGATTACAATTTAATACTGAAATGAGAGCAAATCCAACTACTACTGCTACTGTAGATACATCAGCTAATGTAGACAATAGTTATACTTTTTACAGAGTTAGAACTAATAGTCTAGGGTATTATCAATCAGCAAGTGCAGCAGGTAATTTCTTTTGGTACACAGATTTTGTAATGGATTCGGAGCTATAACTATGGAATATAAATTAATAAGAAGTGCTATATCAGATGAGATAGTTCAAGTAAATAAAATAGTAGAAAATGAAGATGGTAAAACTATTACCATGTCAATTCCTCTTGATGAAGATAATACAGATTATCAAGAATATTTAAAGTGGACTAAAGCAAGTCCTATGAATGTAGCAGAGGAGACAGAATAATGGCTGATATAGTATTAACAGGAAATACCTCTGGAGCTATTACAATTGCAGCACCAGCAGTAGCAGGAACTAATACACTTACATTACCTGCAAGTACAGCAACAGTGGCTATAAATTCAACAGGTGGTGTAGATTCAAATACAGGACTAGGTGATGGTACTTTTGATGCTAACACTACAGGTGCTAATAATACAGCTGTCGGTAAAGATGCTTTAGCTGCAAATACTTCAGGCAGTAAAAATACAGCAGTTGGACAAAATGCTTTAGACTCTAATACTACTGCCGATTTTAATACTGCTGTTGGCAGTGATGCTCTAGGTCTTAATACGACAGGTACAAATAATACTGCTGTAGGTAAAAATGCCCTAGAATCAAATGTAGGGGGTAATTTAAATACTGCTGTAGGTAAAAATGCTTTAGGATCAAATGCAAGTGGAGGTGATAATGCTGCTTTTGGTAGTGGTGCATTAGCAACTAGTACAGGATCTAGGAATACTGCTTTAGGTTATAACTCAATGACTGCTACTACTACAGGAGAAGATAATGTTGCTGTAGGCACAGGTGCTTTATCAGCTCAAACAACAGGTGGTGATAATGTAGCAGTAGGACATTTGGCTTTGTCAACTTTAACAACAGCAGGTAATAATACAGCAGTTGGTGATAGAGCATTACAATCAAATACCTCTGGAGAAAACAATGTAGCTATAGGTACTTTAGCTCTTGATGCAAATACTACAGGTACTTTAAATACAGCAGTTGGTAGAGATGCTTTAGGTAGTAATACAACTGGTTCTAACACTGCAGTTGGTAGAGAAGCATTAAGAGATAATACAACTGGTACTTCGAACACATCAATGGGTGTATCTGCTTTATCATCTAATACAACTGCTGATAGTAATACTGGTATAGGTACAGCTTCTTTAAAAGATAATACTACAGGAACACTTAACACAGCAGTTGGTAAAGATAGTTTGACTAATAATACTACTGGTAATAATAATGTAGCTATTGGTTATGATGCTGGAAGTGCAGATACTACAGGTTCACAAAATACTTTTTTAGGTAGAAGTGCTGGTGCTAATGTAACAACTGGAAGTAATAATACAGTTATTGGTCATGATTCAGCATCTTCAAGTGCAACAGTAAGTAATGAATTTACTTTAGGCAATAGCAGTATTTCTAATCTTCGCTGTAATGACACATCTATATCTTCACTTTCTGATGCAAGAGATAAAACTAATGTACAAGATATTCCATTAGGACTAGACTTTGTTAATCAGATGCGACCTGTATCTTTTGATTGGAATAGACGAGATGGTTCATATAAAGGTAAAAAAGACTTTGGATTTATTGCACAAGAATTAAAAGAAATTCAAGACAAAACAGATTATGCTGACCATATAAGATTAGTAAAAGATGAGAATCCTGAAAGATTAGAAGCTGACCCTATGAAAACATACCCTGTTTTAGTAAAAGCAATACAAGAACTCTCTGCAAAAGTAGAAGAATTAGAAAATAAATTACAAGGAAAATAAAATGACTGACGAAATCGCAACAGCAGATGTAAAGACAGAAGAAGAAATAGCACAAGACTATTCTGCAATGCTAGATTCTGTAAACTTAATTAATGAGATGAGAACTAATCCACCTGAAGATATGACTGACGAAGAAGTAGCAGATTGTATTTCTAGGAATGTAGAACATCTTGAATTAATGGTAGCCAAAGACTACTGGACAGATGAAGATATGACAGAAGTAAACAAAGCTATTGGAGACTAAATAATGAGTGTAGCTATTAACG